AATAATCTATTCTGCCTGGCGTTCCATCTGAACTTTGTATCTTTAGTCTATTTGTGAATGTTGATTCACCTGATGAAGTAATATTTCCCGTGACATTTCCCGTCAAGTTTCCTGTGACATTACCTGTGACATTACCTGTGACATTACCTGTAAGTGGCCCTGAGAAAGCTGTCGCAGTGAGTGTTCCTCTGACTGTTCCCCCTGAAGGCGTGTCAACTACATTTGAGTTTACCTGAATAGAGTTTCCCATGTTTCCATGAGAAGAACATTGATAAAATAAAACCGTTGGTGTTGTATCTGTTACTTCTAAATCTACATAACCTGATCCTATACTTACACCTGTTGTGTATTGAGTTGTCTTGTCACCATCATAATAAAATCTAAAGGGATGACCACTATTTGAACTGTCTGATACATCAAAACGATATGTTCTGCCTGGTGTAAGAGTTAGAAATGGAGCTTCTACATTATCTAAAACATATCCATTACTACTTCCTTGACCTTGATATCTGTGTGCAGATGTTTTAGTTGCAACCTTAACTGTAATTGTTGTGGTTGATCCATAGGGTGCAATGAGATGACTGTATCCTGAGAACTGTGCAGCAGTTACGATACCAGTATATGCAATATTATCAGTGCTACCACTTGCATCTCCACCAACAAATTTACCACTTGAAGAATCATATTTTAAAAACTTACCGTCAACCTTTGCGGTATCTTCGTCAACATCATCAAGTTTTAAAAGATTAACTTCACCAGATCCTGGCCCGTGTGAAAGAACCTTATATAAAATATCTCTGACTTGTTTGATTTCACCCTTAAGATCATCAATGCTTGTCTCATCTGAGTTTTCAATCTCTTCTTTAATATTTGTCTCTTCGATAAACTTGATTGCCTGTGCAACGGTATCACTTATCTTTGGTGTTTTGATTGGCTCTGGTTTGATAACATCAACAATCTCAAATGATGGATTATCATCAGCGTCTTCTATCTCTAATTTTGAAATATCAAAATCTTCAGGCACACCTACAGTCACCGCTGGCTCTGTAATATCCTTAACTTCTTTTGGATTTTCAATTACGTCTATTATTGAATCTAGTTGTTCAATTAACTTTTTCTCTTTCTTCTTTTGTTTTTTTATGTTTACTTTTGCTTCCTTAATTCCAGTAACGACAGACGAAGTTAAGACATCAAGATTGATGTCTGCCTCCTTAAGAAGGTTATCAAACTCTTCTTTCTTTTCTTTCTTGGCCTTTCCTAAAAGACTAAAAAATTCTGTGAGTTCTGGAGATTTCATTTATCATCTTTATTTTGATTCTTGATTAATTTTGATAACTCCGCTGTTGATCCTACAAATAATGCGTTTGTCACATTGGTAGGGCCTTTATTTGGATCTTGTTCAAGATCCTTCATCTTTTGTTGCAAGTCAATAAGTTTATCTGTTGTATCTGCAACTGCTTTGATTGTGGTTGCAGCGACTTCATATGCTCTTGCAGAATCTGATTCCTGAGCTAATTCTAATATACCATTCACCGCTTCCTGACCTTTCTCAACAAGGGAGTATAACTGAGCACGACTATATTCATAGTCTTTCTCAGAGTCGTTTTGATCACTCTTTTTAAGTTGATTCTTTCGAGGTTCGATCTTATTGTCTTCAACGACCTCTGTATCAACGTTAAGTGCTTCCTCGATAGAATCAAAATTTTTCATAGCTCTCCTAGATGTCTATACCTTGTGAAGGACTGAACTCCTTACCATCACTAAAGAATGATGACATTTCATCAAATCCAAAATCATCACCAAACTCAATTGATGCATTATCAGTTGCACTGAGAACACCAATACTTGCACCATGATCATGTGATGCAGCAACTGTGTTATCATGAGCACGGAACACAGTTACGTTTTGACCACTGATACTTCTAATCTTCATGATTTCGGTGTCAATGATGATTCTTTGATTTGCAGCAAGATCTGTAGTTGCACTAACCTTGAATTTTGTAACGTTCTCGTTTATTCCACCATCAAGAACTGTCGCTGTATCATCATCATAATTTTGTTTAGCAAGAGGTGTTGCACTATATCTTTGAACTCTCTTCGCAGTTTTAATATTTGTACTACCATAATAATCAACATCAACTTTCTTGATAAGACCTGCTGGGTCATCTGCAACAGGGCCAAACAGATAAGTTTTTGCAGTAAATCCTAAAGTATAAACAATTGTTCTACGAGTTTCAAAACTTCCTTCATATTGATCACTGTAATTAATACTTTCTAAGACAATTGGAATATCTTTTTTCTCGCCAATTGAATCAATTAAATTAATTGTAATGTTAAACGATGGTTGAAAATAAGGTACAATCTGTTCAAGTATTTGTAGAGCATCATCACTTAATTTAGCCATGATACTAAGTTCAAATGACACATTATATGGAACAGGCATATAAACTTTCTTTGCAGTTGTTCCACCTTTTGCGAGAAAAGTTTGTGAGATTCCAGTCTTACGAGTTGGATCATACTGTATTCCCTGCATCTCAAAAGATAATCTGGGAAGAGTTATTGCAATCTCTCTTTCTAATTCTGGTTGTTGTTGAATTCTTGCCAAGAATTTTTGCATTGGGCCATAGGCCAATGGCACTTTCATGACACTAAAATTTGTCCCACTCGCATCCTTGTGTCGAATGTTAATATTATTAAAGAGAGTACCGAAACCGATAACCGTCTTTCTTAATATCTCATGATAGAAATAAGTACCTAACATATCAAAGCTTTCTAACTATTTAGAATGTTCCGAACGGATTGCCCTCAGAGAAGTCTAAAATCGCATCCGCTTCAGATTCAAAGTTTGCATTATCGTTATATTGATTCGCACCATACTCCTCATTTGGATAGTCATTTGGTTGGTCATAACTTACCGAGAGAATCACATATTCTGCACCAGACTCTAATCCTTTTATCTTCTCACCAACTTGGAATTGCATCTTGGTTAACATACCAACATCGAGAGTTCTAGAATCCGCATCCCATACTTTGACTCTTGCAGTTTCTGAGGAATCAGATGAAACTTGAACTGTTTCATTAAAGATATAATTACCATCTCCTATTGATGTTGCAGCACCGATTGTAATCGTTGGTGCGGTTGTATATCCACTACCAGCATTACTGATTCTAATTGCACTAATTGTTCCACCAACCATCACCGCCTCAGCAGTTGCATCTGTTCCTCCTGATGGTGCAGTGGTAATCGCAACATTTGGTGTAGTAGTGTAACCAGAACCACCAGAAGTAATTGTAACGATACCTACAGAACCTAGAGATGTGATGCCAGCAGTCGCTATACCAGTGCCTGGCACGGTTACAGTGGGTATTCCGATGTATCCACTGCCAGGATTGATTAAAAGAATTTTGTCGATAGATTTAGCAGTTCCGATACCAGAACGAGATGTCATGATTGCAACAGCAGTTGCGTCTACGCCAGGTGATGTACTGATTGAAACAGTGGGTGCAGTGAGATACCCATAACCATCGTTCTGAACAAATATTTGTTGTACTGCACCAAAGTTAAGAGTTGTATTTGCAGTCGCAGTTGCACCAACACCAGATAGAATAAGTCTTGCAGCATATCCATCTGTCTGAACAACCTTATCAATTTTCTCAACATTTGTATCAATAACCTCATCCTCATATTCAAAGACTTCACATGTAAGTTGGTATGTGTAATTCTTTCTTAATTGATAGTTTGGTTTTTCAAATTCAACATATTTAATCTCAAATAATTTACTACCCAAAGGAGAGAATAATAAATCTCCCTCTCTCGGACGATTTGATATTTCATAATCATCTTCTTGTTTTTCTAAGAATGGTGAAACCGATTCTTCAAATCTCTCTCTCGAAATAACAAATGTTGCCTCAGTTGTAACACGAACACCAAACTTTGAAAGTATATCTCCTTGTCCAGCATATCCGTCAACATTCATCAAATATGCCTCAAGAGGAAAAGCCTGATCAAATCTTGACTCAGTTATCTCTCTCATTATTGTTCTCGATGTCAATAATTTACGAGGAATATAATGACACTCAAGGCCATACATCCTTAATTGTTCATTAATTAAGTCTTGTACTAAACCTTGTTCTC